TTAATAAGCAACATTACAGACAAAAAAATACCTATTTTAACTTTTTTTAACATTTGCATATTCCTGTCTGTCATCACTTTAATAGTTGTACGTCTCAACCCTGCAGACATACTTTCCATGCTCTTCTACCCAGTGAAGCAACTCGCTCCAGGCGTCTGATGGTTCGCTTCCATCTATCGGATTCGCCGCTTTAAGTGCATCTCTCCTAACCTTCTGGAAGTGGTCATAATCTCTCTTTGAGAGCCTGTAAACCTTTCCCTCTATATTGATGAGGGGCCTGTTTTCCTGTAGTGCCATAATCTTCTTATTTCTCGTTAATTCTTTCCCATTGTTCCTTGTCTCTCGGCCAGATGATTGCCGTATTGCCCCATTCGTTCGTGTACACATTGTACCCGTCCTGATCATCGTCAAGAACAAGATCTCCAGACTTCATCCTGACCAACCCAAGCCCTTTGTCTGGTGCAACCACCTTCGTGATCTTCGCTGTCATGCCCTGAAAGATCAGGGGCGTGTCACCCTGACCTTCCTTACTTACGGTCACTTCTCTCTTTCCGAGATACCGGACCGTATCACCTACCTTGAATACTGCTCTTACCATCTCTCAGAAATTGTAGTCGTAAAACTTCACCGGCTTCTCTGCCAATACGAACCTTGACTTCCATGAACTGTACCAGTGCCCGTCCTTATGGAGCCTGATACGAATTACCGGAGCCTCCGGATTGCTTGTGATATCCCACCTCTGAGCGTGGTTTTCGAAGTGCCCCACGAATCCTCCCGGCTGGAAGGACGCTGCAAGCGCGTTCTTTCCCTCTTCGGTTTCGACTGCGGTCATTGCTCTGACCTCCAGGCACCGGTCTGATACCTTCTTTACAACCTCAAACGGATTTATGTCTGAGTATCCAAACCGGTTTGCGAACTTTGCTTCTGATGCTGTTAGCTTTCCCATTGCTTTGTCCTCCTTCGTTCTTACTTCAAATAGATACAGATTGCCCTGTTATTCCCGTGGCTGACGTTCACGTATTTGTCACTCCTGTCAGTTATCTTACCTTCGCCTGAAGCAACCAGCCTCATGGCCCTGGTGACTATTGATTTCACTCTGCCGTTTGATGCTATCTGGCCGGCATTCTGGGGGTTTTCCGCGTAGTAGGTATAGGTTCCGTGGCAACCGCAACGGCAACCCGAATCACGACCTGCGTAAACTTTCTCTACCTGTTCTACTGATAATTTTAACTCTTCCATGATATTGTCGGGTTTTAGTCGTTTATAATGAGTATCTCAATCTCGTGATCCTCTGACCTGTATCTCCATCCGAAGACATCTTCTCCATCAGTATCTACCTTGTACTTATTGCAGACACGCATAACACCAGTCTTATGGCTCTGCAAAACTATTGTCTGGGCTATGTGAAAATTACAGGGCTTCAACTCACTCGCTTCTGCGGTGAATGTTTTAAGGTCTTTGTGCCAGTTCATCTGATCTGTTCTCAGAATTTCGAGCGTCTTATTCAATACATCTTCTGCTGTCATCGTCGTAGTTTTTAGAAGTTCCAGTAAGCAACTCTCATTCTCTCTGCGTAAGCTATAAGGCTTTCGAACTCACTATCAGAAAGGTCATCCTGATAGGCTTCAACCGCATCGACCGGGTCAAATGCTGCTGCCAGGCTATTGGAGCCTTTAGTCAGGTTAGGCTTATTGAGAAAATTGAGAAAATAATCGGTCCTCTCTTCCATGCTGTCAAAAGCACTGTCAATAAATGACTCATTCATCAGCTTGCATATTTCCTTTTTCTGCTCTTCCGATAATCCTCCGTAACGATTTGCTGCGTCAATGATGATGTTCTGAATTGCTACTGAGGCGTCAACTAGTCTTTTTACTTTTGCTTTCATCTTTTGAGTTGTTAATTGTTTGATTATCACTATATAAAGATAATAATATATTGCTTATTAAGCAAGTATTTTCATGGAATAATAACGATTTTAACATTATTTAACATTTCACAGATCACCTTTAGGAACAACAAAAAAGCAGTACCATAAGGCACTGCTCTTCCATGCTCTGAACCGGACTTCTGGTTAGTACTCGGTGTACTCTTTCTCGGTGATCACGACCGGGTTTTCAAGTGTCTCGCAAACCAGATCTGCACTCCGGTCTATGGCATACTCCTTGCCTCCTTTGTGCTTTGCCCGGTAACTCGTTGTTCCTGGCACACACTTGATGACCGTCGAATAGAACGGGTTTTTGAGATATACAATCTCCCCGGCCGACAGTTTCTTCACTATGTCGTCATATTTGCTCATGGTACAATATAAAGATATGGTTTATCACGTTAATAACCAAGCTATTCGAGTGATTTTATTGCTTCTGGCCGCTTCCTCGTTGTCTCCATGATGGCAATGTTCGGCCTGAACCGGGATAGCTGCTCAATGCTCACCTTCAGCTTCTCCGGAACGTTCTCGGGGTATATCTGGTAAACTGCCCGTTTCTTCGTGTCATACACGAAATTATCATTGCCATCCTTCATTATCCAAAACATTACGACTTCCTTTTTAATAGTTCCACATTGAAAACATCATCGGTCCAACCACCGTATGACTTAACGTAATCTTCCCACCAACCTTTCGGTAATCCTCCTTCTGCTTTCAGAGCAATTCTGTCAGCAAACTTTTTCAGCCATTCTCTCTTCTCCGCCATAGTAAGACTCTCTCCGCTGATCCTCTTTTGGATAACACCAACCATATCCTCCGGGAGCTTGACATCCTTAACCTGTTTAACATAAAACTCTGCACTCTTCATCCACCTTTCGGCCAGATGATCTATGTAAAAGTCCCCAAGATTGTCAATGTCCTTTGCCGTAAATGATGCTGCATACTTTGCTCCTGGCCCGGAATAGTTGCCGGCTGTCAACAACTTCAACCTTTCATCGTACTTGCAAGGTACTATTTTTATGTCCGCCCTGCCTATCTTTTTGAGTGCCTTTTCAAGCTCACCGGCCTTTTTTACTGAGGTAACAGCAATAGATTCAATGTCCTCAATCGTTACCTTGCCATAAATCTGTGCTTCCACATAAGTACCCCACGAAGCCTTGTCAGCAAGCTCGTCAATACTCTTTGCCGCCCTGATTTCGCCAAGCTTCTGTTCATTGGTGAAACGACTTGTCGGAAATAGGAATTCCTCTGTCGGGTTATTCATCTTGACCGGAGGCGAAGACCGTGTAACATTAAACTCACCCGTGACATCCTTAAACATTGCGTTCCCATCATAAGAGTCACCGAGCGTTACACTAGTCCGGTTTATGACATTCCCCCTCTTAAACTTGACATATGAATCACCGTAACCCCAGGCAACAATGTTCTCATAGTCCATCTCGTCCTTGTTCGAAAGGAATCCATACTTCGGAAACTCGTCTGGAGTATCACCTTCTTTCAGACCGAACATAACCCGCTCCTTTGTTGCCCGGTCCTCTCCTATAGTTTTGAACGTACCCTTTCCTGTCTCCAGACTGTTCTTAAACTTTCCGTCTGCAAGCAGTACTTTGTTCTTCAACGTGTTCGAGTCGATTGCCATGTAAACAGTGCTGTCTTCCATCACCTTTGAAACAAACTCTCTCGCCTTATCCCTGCCACCGTACACCACCTCATAAAACTCGTCAACCGTTTTATACCGCATTTCTGACATCTTGTGGAATACCTCCGGTCTGGAAAGGTACCTCTTGGCCTCGTCAAAGTTGTCAGGGAATAGCTCTTCCGCGGCCTCCTCAATTATGTCCTCATTGATGAACTTCGCATAGTAGGTTTTGGATTTGTTTGTAATCTCAATCGCCTCTGACAGTTCCGGTGAGAGTACTCGCCACTCTTCATAATACTTGTGACCCAGGCCTCCCTCCAGACCTGTTGCCTTATGGATCTCGTCCCACCGCTTCTGTCCAATGATCCTGATAGCATCCTCCGGCCTCTCCTTGGCAAAGATCATCCTCTCCGTGTTCACCTGGATCTCCGCGACAATTCCATTGCTCCCCTTCAGATTTGTGATCGTACCGCTGTAACCCATCGGATTACTTTCTGCAAGCTGACGCTTCACCCTGATAAACCTCGGATCCTTCTGAAGTGCTTCAATCGCTTCGTCAATCCGATCCTTTGGCAGAATGATCGTATTCCTTACTGCGTCCTTGACCTCATCAACCCTACCATTCAGTTCAGTCAACACTTTGCGCTTCATGGAAGCCTCTGACTTGAAATTGATCGGAGTGACATAACCTCCAAACCTTTGAGCGAACTCCTTGGCAATAGAATCAATCTCGTCTCCGACTTCGAGAGCTCTTGTCATGACCTTCCTTATCTCACTTGACAACAGAAGATCCCCTGAGTGCTGAAGGTTGTCCGTTATGAAATAAGGCTTATGCTTCGCTTGCTCTATCCGCACCTGGTTATCAGCGATCCAGTTTGCGTAATTCTGTGGCACTGCCGTAACTTCATTCTCTGATTTCATCGGTCCGACTTTCTTTCCCTCCATTCTTGCCTTCTCCCGGGCGATGAATTCGTCCATGCTTGACATAATCGTCACAACATGGCACCGGCATTGTGGATGCCAACCACGAAACAGAAAGTTCTTCGGATATCTGCCGGCCAGAGTATCGCACAGGACGCAATCAAACACATGGTTCGACCTTCTTACCTCAATACCTACAATAAAGTCCAGCTGTTGCCACCGTTCATAATCCGACTCCCTATAAGCCATGTTGACTTCGGTTCTGGTAAGTCTCAGTGCATTCTTATAGCTGCTCCTGTAAACCCCAGGCCCCGGATGGTACTTCTTGGCGTTCCTTGACAAAGCAAGATCTCCACGTTTGTCTCTTACCCTCCTGAATAACATATCAGGATTTTGAAGGTACTGCCTGAGATCCCTGCTAATTGCTGCTGCAGACCTTCCGTCGGACAACCCTACGTCCAGACCCATTTCAATCTCTCCTTTGAACTGGTTGGTGTACTTCCACACCCGGTCAGATAACTTTAGACCTCCCTCTTTTCGCCTTTGGAAAGCAGCAAGGGATTCGAGATTACGGTTACTAAGCCTACGAATAAGCCACTCCTGTGATTCTCCGGAAAGCTGACTGCCAGACACTCCTTTCAAAACCCTTTTGACCAGCTCGTCATTCTTCTCTGCCGCAGCAAGCCATTCCTTCTCCGTGGCCCTATTGATAGTAGTAAACAGGTTAGTCTCAACACCCTTGAATAACTTGTCAACTCTGGCCTTGGTCTGAGGATACTTGCTAAACTCAAAGGCAGTACTGGGGTCATAACTCTCTCCCAGAGATTCAGCAATCCTTACGGCCTCCCTCTGTGCCGCAAGGTACATCTGCTCAATCTTCTTGACATAAACCGATTCGAGCCGGTCGAAATGCTCCTGATCGTATTTGACCCCAGATGACCTCATTTACTTACTCCCGGCAACGGTTATTCTTCTTCTCCTACCTCTTTCCCCTCCTTGCCCGGCTCATTTGTGGGTTCGAACACGCTGAATGACTGAGCCCTTTCTTCTTCTGTCTGAAGCTGCTTATACTCTGCATCCACGTCGTCAACCATGCCGAGTAATTGGATCCCTGTCTTCTGTGACATTACCGGCTTCTGCGTTGCCTTGGTGATCTTCTCAATCTCTGCACTCTCATCGTTCTGGATAAATGGAGTTATGATATGCTCAACCTCCAGATCGTTCAGGATATCCGTCCAGCCCGTGTTGATCTTACCGAGAAACTCCTTAATCACATTGCATTCCCTGTCGAGAAACTCGATGAGATCTCCAGATTCGTCCTCTACCTTCAGGTGTGCGTCAGCCAACAGGGTTTTCCTGGCACCTTCGGTAATTGCGCTGATGTCCTTCACATTGTCAAAGGAGAGGTTCGGTAATTGAAGTTCTTCCTCGATGTTCTGCTTGATCGCCTCCGTGTAAAACTTCGTTGCATCCACCTGGTGATCCCAGGTGACGTACTCAATGTCACCATTCTCTGACACCTGGTACACCTCCCTTGAAACCTCGTTCTGCGGCGTTTCTCCCGCGGCAAGTTTCCCCTTCAGCTTCAGGATAGGTGCGGAGTTCTTCCTGAGAATGTCACTCTGCCGTGAAAGGGTCATCTCGATCTCATTCACGTTCTGCGTTGTATCCTCCCATACCGGCATTGGCCTCGAAAGGTACACTCCTGGGATCTTGTCAATCGGAAGTTTTGAGTCTCCTTCTTCCGGGCCCGTAACATCTTCCCAGGCCTGACTTCCCAACTTTTTATACACCTTCTGAACCTCCTTGGTGTAGAGATGGAAGTAAGATACCTCCTCTGTCTCTTCCTTTACGCTGTACTCAACAGCCAGAGCAATCAGGTCACGGTATTTGTCAAAGACCGGGTAAATTGAAGCATTGGCCAGTCTGGAGAACTTGGTATCCATTGGCGAATATGTCACACACCTGAGTTTCCAGTTGCTATCAAACCCATACTTCCTGTGCTTTTCCGGAACCGGGTACCAGATTGTTGCAATCTCACAAGCGGCGAAGTATGCGTGCATCCTCTTCCTGTTTACGCTGTCAATCCTTGCCTTCTGGTAGATAGCCTCTATTGCATCGGCCATTTTCTTCTTCTGCGGATCATTCCCCGTTTTGTATATCCTTTTGACCGGAATCGCAAATGCCATCTGCGTCATTCTCTTTGTTGACAGCTTCTGAAGTCCGTAAAGCACTCGCGCTACCTTGACCACCGTATTATCGCTTTTCACAATGTCTTTTCTGACATTCGTGTCATTGATATCATGCTTCTTCGGGTCATACTCTTTGACAATATCTGTCCAGCTTGGTACCGTTACCGTCTTTGCTGTTTTGATGTCGGCTACTATGTCCTCGATCTTCTTGCTAAAATCAATTGTTTCCATTATCTGAAGTCGTTAATTATTTGTTGCTCATCTGTTATGAATCCTGAATCATGCGGATAGAAGGTGTTTGCCAGAGGGTCGAAATAGTCCGTTGACCGGCCGATCCGCTTTACTATCTCGTCCTTCGGCTCAATGATGATCTTCCCGTTGCTCTGGAACTTCCACTTGATCTCTGTGGCTTCTTCCAGAAACTTATCGTTCGGCGGAAGCATCGCGCCTGTTTTATTGGCCGGGTTAAGCCAGTCTCTTACAGCCCAGTGCAGATATGCTCTCATATTTGCGAACTCGTATTCACCAGTCACATCTGTCAGGCCGTCTGCACCCTCAGAGAATTTGCACGAAAATGCGTTGTTATAGCCTTGCTCGATCAACCTTGAATACACGCCAGCGCCTTCACCTATGGTATCTATGAACGCCTTGGTGCCTCGCTTAGAGAGCTCCTTGGCAACCATGCCGGCAACGTGCATATGATCTGCCTTACCTCCGGCCTGGTATCCTTCGAACTTGTGTACAAACTTCCCGTACCGGTGGCATAATACACTTTCGTCCCTTCCCATGCCGGCAACATCAACTCCGAGCCTGTTTTTCTTCTCATCACCATAGATCAGGTTCGGTCCATGCTCCAACCACTTCTGGTTTGCAATCTCGATCCATTCGTAAGGAATCAGCACATCCTCACCAACCTTCGGGAACATTCCAAGCACCTTTACCCTGAATAAGTCGTTGGGCCGGTATAGCTTGCCTTCAAACTCGAAGTCTCCTTCTCCCTCATTGAACTCCAGATGTGTAATTGGACTGGCCCAGGTTTCTACTTTGTCCTTCACCCACTCATAGTCCACCTGCCCGGGAATGATCCTCTGCTTGGACACGACATTCTCCGCGTTCAGAGAGTTAAGACGGAATTTCGAGAAACGGGGTGACTTCATTGCTCTGGCAGCGTACCCTGTGGTTATGTTCGGGTTGAACACGATCAACAGTCTGGAATTCCCCTGAAGGTTTCCCTCGATAGCATCAAAGGTCTTTTCGGCTAAGCCGGTGGCCTCTGTAACCACGAACATCGTATTGACGGCATGGAAACCCGACCATGCTTCTGTAGCATTGTCATCGGCCTTAAAACCGGTCAGAAACCATTCCTCATAGCCGGTCCTCACGTCATCTGCAACTAATCGCCCGGGAAGGATCTTCGCATTTCTAAGAAGCCTCCTAACCTCCGGTGTCATAATGTTCGACACCTGACGACTGGTAGGTGCTGTCATTGCGACCTTCGTATTGCCAACCAATTCTCCTTTTGAATTGAATCTCGGAGTGAGGTATAAGAAACAGAGAGCAGAGCAAGCAGCCACGAAATCCTTGCCTCTTGCGGTGCCACTTGCTACTGCCGTCATCGGATTGAACTGCACCGATGTCAGAATATCCTGTTGCTCTCTGTCAAGCCTTGCCTTGAAAACATCTCTGGCGAATTTATTCCAATCACCCTGCCAGGACCGATATAGAGATATGTGCTGATCACTCACCTGCATTGTCTTCTCCTCCAGCTGCCTTCATGATCTCCGTGAAAGGATCTCCTGTTAGGTTCACGTCATGCTTGTCTCTCCATTCCTCCGGCACACGGTTCTTCAGCCATATGAAAGCTGCAGCTGTGTCCGGGGCAATATGCTTCTTAGTTTTCTCGACGAACGTGGTAGTACCCTCTCCGTCCTTGTTTACAACAACCTTTGTGGTCGTCTCCTCGAACTCGTACCCGAGTGCTCTTTTATACAGGGCTGATACAACTTTAAGATCTGCCTCCGTTTTGCCTTCTTTGATGAGCGCCCTGAACTCCGGATAGTTCTTGATGAGCTTACCGAGTGTGGTTTTTCCACAGCCGAGTCTTTTGGCCAATCCAGAGTTGTCTGCACCATTCCGGCAGTCCGCGGCCACAATTTCTTCCTTCCCCTTGACGTACTTTTCATAAATATCTTCCCTGGGCCGTCCCTTCTTCTTTACAGCTTCGTCTCCCATGACAACTTAGTTCTGAATCGTCAAAATAGCTTCCTTGCATATCTCGATCATCTTTCCGAAGGCAACAGTATTGCTCTTGATCCCGTACACCTTCTTAACTTCAGTCATCGTTTTGATGAATGCGTCAAACGAACCCACCACAATAGAACACTCCTTATCAATGTTTTGCCTCTCCAGTTCAGCCAGTACCTGCCTGACCTCCATCTTCCGGCTCTCGACAAACAGGAACTTGATCTCCGTAAGTTCAATGTCGCCGTCATTGATCGCCGAGACGTTCAGCTTCTCAATGTCCAGAAAGTTCATTCCATTGAGCCCTGTAAATTCCTTGGCCTCGATTGATTCAATCTCCTTGTAAATGTCCTTCAGCATCTGGATATCATCCTTCCCGACCAGAGCGTTGTGCGACAGCTGGTAGGCAATCTGAGTGTCCTTGTCCACTTCATCGATGTACAGGATCATAATGAACTCCAGCTTCGCCTTGATCGCTGCTTTAAGCCTGTGGTTCCCTGACAGGATGAGGTACTTTCCGTCTGCGTTTCGCTTCATGCCAAACGGCAACTGTGACAGAAAACCATCCTTAGCAACATTCTCAACCAGACGGTCCAGCTTCTCCTTCTCCATGTAATGAGCGTTCTTCTCGAGCGGTACGCAGTCAACCGTCGGGCTGACGTACGCCAACTTGTAAGGTGATATCAGGGTGTTGATATCGTCCAGCTTATCCCTGATAATCTCTACTTTGTCTTTCTTTCCAGCCATTGCTTATAGTTCTCAGTTAGTGTCAATTCGTTGAATCTGCAGGTGTACATCAGCTTTCCCTTATCCCTTCTGTCCAGATCAAACACGCCGCGATACTTCATTGATACCGGTTTGTCGGTATAAACAGTTGTCTTCAGCCCTTCGTAATAGTTCCCTGCTTTCCTGGCAAGCAAGTGCCGGACCTCGTTTGATCTCAACAGCATGATCAGCAGTTTGCTCAGTTTGTCCGTGTCCGACTTCACTACAAAGTCGCTCTGCACAAACATCTGTTCCAGAGTTGACAACCGGACGCTGAATGATGCAAAACCGAACGCCTTGCCGTCAGCATAGAACACCATGCCATAATCCCCTCCGGTGGTGTAATTGACCTTATCGGCCATATAGAACGCCTTGAAATAGTTGATCTCGTCAACACTGCACAGCTTTAGAGTAATGACGGATTGTTTTGTAAACTTGTAGTCCTTCGGCATGATCTGGATGCTCGAATGGACCGGCTTCGCGTCCTTCTCGAAATAATAGTTCTGCCGTTTCTTCAGGGACGAATAAATGTAAACGTCATGCTTCCCCTGTCCCAGATTGACCATGCCTACCAGGTACTCCGTCAGGTCCGGCCACTTCCTGTCGCTGTAAAACACATTCTCGTCAGTCTCCAGTAACTCCTTGAATATCGCCCCTGCGTTCTTCGGGTCAAACAACTGGTAACTGGCCCTTTCATATTCAAAACTCTCCTCCACGTACTCAAATATCTTCTCGTAACCTGCCTTGTACGTCGGGGGGAAAGATATGCCTACGCCCGTGCCTTTTTTATTTTTCAGGAATTCAATAAAATCACAAAACGAAAAGCTACTAATCTGGAAGTCAAAGGCTCCCTTCTCCAGCTTGGCAACTGTAGATTCATAGTAAAACCCTGACTCTCTGAGGTATGCCGAATAGAACATTCTCTGAAAGTCGTTCTTTTGCGGCGCATACTTCGAGACTCTTACAGCGAACATTACCTGAATGAGCTTCTTGTATTTGGTCTCCGGCCATGAAGCGAATACTGGTATCAGGTCCTGATTCCTGACTTTTACCTGAGTATCGGTTCCAAGCAATATGTCAGAAATGAGTTTCGAGTAAAGGGAAACATCATTCGAGTGTACCCGATACCCCATTTTCGACATGATTTTGTCAACGGAGTAATTGCCAGAGCAACCAATGAACACATCTTTGGTTTTTATCCCGGTCATGAGATCCTGAAGCATCAGCCTGACCTCGTTTGGTGTTGTACCTGTAAACATATCTCTGTTTCAAAAGCGACGACATAAAAAAAAGAGGCAGGAACCTTTTGGACCCTGCCATCTTCTCGTGATAATCAAAACAACCAAACCCGACAAAAAAAATTGAGCGGGACACCGTGTCGATCGGTTCTTCCTGACTGGAATGTCAAACGTGCTGACGTTACACTAATCCCGCAGATTTTCTATTTCAAAAAAACGAGAGTTGAGGTGGCAAGGGCTGGCTCGGTTTGTTCTTGTACCCTTCAAACTCTTCGACTTTGAATCCGGCTTTGTTCAGCCAGTTCGCTACCAGCGTCCTGTGACAACCTTCCGGGTCCTTTTCAAAGCAAAGAAGGACTACATCTCTTCCCATTGCCAGCTGTTCAATCCTCTTCACCACGTCACCCTGTTTCAATCTCCCCAGGATACGGGAGTTAAAGAGTTCCACATACTGCTTCGGGGTCACGTTCTTGCCAAGCATAAACGGCGCCGGGGCAAGCTCCTTCATCGACGTTCCGTAAAAGAACGAAGGCGGAAATTGACTGATGCCGATCGGTATTAAACCAGCTTTTGTCAACCTCTTCAGATTCCCGAAGTAGGACGTGTAGATCTTCATTTCAAGTAATACGGTTTACAATGTAAATATAGGTTTTTATTGCTTATTACGCAATATTTTGATCATAATTTTACTTTTATTGGAAAGTTTGCCTCGTTCCATGCAAGTAAAGCGGCGTCACGTTCCTCATTGTTAGTCTGTTTCGGCAATCCCACGATAAACCACGAAAGTTCCTCATGAGTTATCTTCCCGTCTGCTCCCTTCCACATCTTTTTCAACGGCATCTGCTCCTTGACCTCCAATCCCATCGCCCGGCAACACTCAACTATAAGCATTCCCACCTGATGATTCCTCCCTACATTGTAACCGGTCTTCGCTATTGCCGCCGCAGATCTTCCATGTGAAGTGTGCCAGTTATGAGATATGAGCCAGCTTGCCTCTACTACCACAAGGATAGGGATATTGTTCTTTTTTGCGTCATCCCTGAGTTCTCGCAGCGAATCTATCAGGTCAGGGAAACGCTTTCTTCCGACCTTCACACCTTTGGTCCGGCAATTCAATGCGGCAACACCACTCTTGTCAACGTCCGGGTCAATCCCTATGATTATATCTGGTCGCTTCATCTACCATTCCTCTCCTTTGGATAGTTTCTTCAGTTTTTCCTCGACGCCTGTCTTCTTCGAATAGTGATAGTCCGTTTCTGTTCCGCAACAATTCTTGGCTTTCTTGCCACTTTTACATGGACACGGATCGTTCCTACCTACTTTTCTTGCCTCAAACGGTGCTCCGTTTCCGTAAATGATTTTCGTTTTTCGTGTAATTCTTACTGACATATCTCTCTCTATTTAATTGCCTTACTTCTTTAGAATTCCCAATACAATAGGGATACATTTTTCGCAAAGGTCATGAGATACTCCATTTTCGTCACGATCCTGAGCCCCATGCTTTCCTCCGCAGAATGTTGCTCCGCAGTTCTCGCAGATATACCTTTCCTCTGCCTTGCATCCACAACTGCAGTTCAACTTGAAGTACATTTTCTTTGGTATGAATTTCGCCGGCATGAAGTCCTTGGCATCTTCAAACTTGTACTTCACCTGTTGATTGTGGTGGTTAGTAAAGCATATCTCTCCTCCCTCTTCATCAACGGCAGTAATGGCTCCCCAAAGCATCTGCCTTTTACCTTCGTGTTCTGCTGTCAGCCGTCCATGCTGAAACAGGTGATTTATTGCTGTCTCCTTCTTCATGGCACCTGAACATAATCACACACTGTAACTTCCACAAGGGTATTCTCTGCATGGTCCTCGCTTGTGACCCTGATGACAGAATTGTCGAATACTCTCAGCCGCTCTCCGCAGAGAACAAAGGGATCCGAAATGACCGTTGCCGTGTCACTTGGATTGAAGACGGTGGTGATCGTAACGCACGTCTTACATACATCTGGTGCCGGCTTCTCGCATCCGAACACCAACAGGATCATCATTAGAATTGGAATCAGTGTTTTCATTTCTCTCGGTGTTTTTATTTTCTATCCCTGGTTTTATATGTTCACTTTTGGTGTACATATAACATAGTTACCTGCAATGCCTCGGAAGCTACCACAATCGTAACTGCCTTTTGAACGCATTAAAACGCTCCTCTTGCAATTGCCAGTATTCTTTATCAATCTCGAATCCGGTAAACTCGCAATTTGCTAAATCAGCTTCTATGCGTATAGAGCCGCCGCCTACGTGCGTATCAAGTAACTTCATTCCTTCAAAGCCGTAATCCGCAATTAATTTTTTATACAACAATCGTGGTTTATGGCAAGGGTGAATACGCTTCTCATTCAATTTTTTATTCCCTTGTTGTGTCATTGGTTCGCTCAGGCTTTTTGCTTGGCACATTCCAGCCCACAACAAAGGCAATTCAATTTCATCGTCAATTAAGCTGCAGTAGGCTAATTCATATTGCTTAAAACTCATACCTTCTGCAACGCCTTTGTTCCACCTTATTCGCCCAGTGCCCAACCCTAGCCAATTGACGTATTCTACTCCAAAAATTATTTGCTCCTTACTCACTCTCTGCAATTCATCAAAGTAAGCCTGTGAAGGCGGCTCTTTGTCCCATTGCTTTTGCGTATATGGCTTCTTATTTTTGTTGCCGTTCAGCCTTGTTCCATTTTTCTGCTTAACAGTTGTGTTTGTCTCTTTTAGGTAGGCCATATTCGCAACATCAATTCCGTATGGCACATCGCAAATTGCTAAGTCAAAGTATTTATCCGGGAAGCGTTTTAATCCTACTTCGCAATCTTCGTTGAACACCACAGAAGGCACAGCAGGTAACACGTTACATAGGTTATTTGCCGTGCGTTTTCGTTGGTAAGTATCTATTTTAAAAGCCATATCGTTAATCAATGTTAGTGTTTCAAATCAGGGGCAAACACCCCATGTAACCGACCGTTAGCATCCACTCCGCCGCCGCTAACCATCTGTGTTTTTGATTGCGGCTTCAAAGTTCATGTGGCATTGAAATATCATTTTTAACGTCATCCCACCCAAGTCCCTTGTCAATCATAAACTCAAGTTTCTTGCATCTCTCCCTCAGTCCATCCCGCTGCCGAAGTAGCTCAGAGGCATACTTCCTTGCTGTTTCTAAGGCAGTATCGTTAGTAACTATCCCATCCGGGGATTCTTCTAATGCTTCTCTTAAACAATCTTCAAGTTCTTTCATTGCTCGTTAGTTTTCCAGTATTCAAATAATTCTTCAGTAGTATATTCGTCGTATTCCTC